CGTGAGAGGCCCAGGGGCATGGTACAACATCCCATTCCTGCAGTGCAAGGAATGTTCAGACCATAGGAGCTCTGTTGCCCTTGGCGTTAGTTACCAAGAGTCGCGTCCTTGTCCCAAAAGGGAACTCGGGCGAGACTGTTGACCGGTTTTACCGGTTCAATCTAGAATCCTCCGTCGTTTCGACGAGGGGGGAGTTCTCATTGAGGAACGTCAAGGGGATGCAGGTTACTGCATCGGAGAACCATCCCGGCTGGGCGGACGCAAGTCCGATGAGCGGGGATGTTGGTGGTAACTTTTCGTCTGAGAGACAGTTTTCCAATGATTGGACTACTGTCTCCTTTGCTGGAAGTGATGTTGGCGCTGTGATCCCTGGCTATGGATATAAGTCCCGTTATACGGGGCCTTTCCTAGCCGTGGATCCCGGCTCACATCTCGTCCAGTACCCTGAGCTTACCGGCATAGATGATTCTGTGCTCCGAGCTCTGGGCACTAAGGCAATTGCCTTAGTAAAGCCCACCAATTCCGTAGCCAACCTCGCGACAGCTCTTATCGAGCTGTATCACGATGGCCTGCCTAAGATAGCAGGCGCAGCTCTATGGAAAGCGAAAACTGCCAAAGCACGCCGTAAGGCGGCTGGTGGCGAGTACCTCAACGTAGAGTTTGGTTGGAAACCACTTGTAAACGACATTCTTGACGTTTACAAAGGCCTGACAACCGCTGATGCTGTTTTTAAACAGTATGAGCGGGATGCAGGCAAAGTGGTTAGGCGGAAGTTCGAATTCCCAACAGAGAAGAATTACTCTCGTCAGCTTGTTTCCGACAACCATCGTCCGTCCACTTGTGTGGGCAGCGATCCGTTGTGGAAAGACGAGGGTAATGTCTTCGGGAAGCTCTTCCGTGAGGACGTCTATCTTAGGCGTACTTGGTTCTCAGGTGCTTTTACCTATCACCTTCCTGGTGACTGGTATCAGCGTGGCTCGTCCAGTAAAATGGATGCGCTACTGGGTACCGATATTACGCCTGAAGTCCTCTGGAACGTTACCCCTTGGAGCTGGCTTGCCGACTGGTTTGCCAATACCGGTGATGTTATTTCAAACCTCACCGATATGGCAGTCGACTCGCTGGTGATGCCGTATGGATATGTCATGCAGCACGAACGTGCTACACGGACATATACATACGTGGGTGACTCTCCTTGTAAGGAGGGAAACCTTCCCCAAGACTTAGTGCTTACCATTGAAAGTAAGCGCCGTCTTAGGGCATCCCCCTATGGGTTCGGCATTACTTGGGAGGGGTTTTCCCCTCGTCAGTATGCCATCCTTTCTGCCCTTGGAATTTCCAGGGGCCGTAAGGGGAAGTGACCACCATGTTACAACGCCAATGGAGGCCTAACCGGGCCTCTAGGAGTGATGCCTGTGTCATTCACTGATCCCCTCTCGATCACCATCTCGGGTACGACGACCCCGTTGCCACGCACATCTGTGGGTGACGACGAGTCGGAGTACACGAGTGGCGATGGCCTCATCCAGGTGAAGTCTTCCCATGCCTATGGGAAGCGCACCCGGAGGATGCTGAGGATCGACGTTTCGAAGATTGCCCCGGATCCGTTCAAGCCGGCGGAGAACGTGTCGGTTTCGATGAGTAATTACATCGTCTTCGACATGCCACCTGCCGGCTTCTCGGCTACGGAGGCGAAAGCGGTTTTCGATGGCTTCCGAGCCATGTTTGCCGCATCTTCGGACCAGCAGATCGTTAAGTTGCTTGGTGGTGAGTCCTAGGCTAAATGCCTAGACTGATGGGTGGGTGAATAACCCTCCTCAGATCTGACTCTCACCATGCCTCAGAATGATCATACTGGTGATGACCAAGCTAGCGCCGACAGACGACTCCTTTCGGAGAAGTCTCATCGAGCACTACGACGCCACAGTCCTGAAAGGTCTGGACGTCGGGCTACGGATCACCATTTCGGTAAGATCGCGACACGTAAAGTCGTCGTGGTCTCCGATGTGGTACTCGCAGCTGCGTATGTCATCAACGAGGTCATACATAGCACTTGTTAGGCGCTATGTGTGATCTGTGAACACAGGGAGCTTCTGCTTCCTGCATGATATAGGCAAGGATTAGCCACCTTCTAGAGATAGGAGGGACTATGAAAAGCCTGATATCACTCTGGTCCTGCATGGCTAATGAACTTGCCATGCGATGTTGCACCAGCGCCACTCGTGACATAACAACTGTCACGAGGAGAGTAGAACACGAGGGGCTATCGTTTTTTGCGATAACCCTGGCGGACCTTGGGAAAGTCATCCAAAAATGGCTCGATCAAGGTTTCGTCGTCCCTTCGGACTGCCCGTCGTTTAAGACGAACAGTCTTACTGGTCTCCCTGTATTTCTACAAGGTTTCCTTGGACGTGTGTTCCACTCTACTAGTGGCGTGCTGCTGGATGAACCTGACATCGAAGCAATCATTGCCATACGACAACTTACGTTGTCCTTTGGCAAGATCGCCCTCCCGTCGGACCCCCGCGAGGGGACCCGATCTAGGACTGTTAGTCCTAGACGCGAGAGGCGAGCGATGTCAGAATTTGTCCAGTGTGAGCGTGGAGTCAAGGTGTCGGACTCTCTCCTTGATCCTCAGTATTTAGCTGAGTTCAAGGATATGTCCAACATGCTGTTCTCCGATATGTTCGCCAAAGTAGATAGAGATATCTACTGGGGTCGACATCGGGGACGGCACGGTC